CCAAGCAGTCTAGGTAATGTAGGCAATAATGCATACGTAGAGCGTAGAAACTTTGCATTCAATATTGATGAAGACCAGAGAATAGTTATTGGACCCGCGATGGTCCCCTCAAAGATGATCTTGCGTAAAGATGAGAATGGTAATCCATACTATGTATACTTTACTGAAAAGACAATCAGAGATATTTCAGAAGACTACTTTGAAGACTATAAACATAATAACACTAATATAGAGCATAATAGTGCTGCAACAAATGATAAGAATACTCTGCTTGAGTCTTGGATAGTCGAAGATCCTGAAAGAGATAAGTCTGCAGCTTTAGGCTTTAGTGTGCCCAAAGGCACCTGGATGGTTTCATACAAGATCAATGATGATGAGACTTGGAAGCAGATCAAAGAGGGCAAGCTACGTGGCTTTTCCGTAGAGGGTTTTTTCGTTGAACGAGCAGATGCAATGCAAAAAGTAGAAGAGACATATCAAGAGATCCTAGACATTCTAAACCAGGTTGACGTTTAGAATATGGAGTTTTGTCATGCCCCTACGTGGGGTATATTTATTAATATAAACCAAAAAATAAAACAGATTTATGAACGCATTTACCGCAATCAAAAAGATCAAGATTGCCTTAGGTCTAGAAAAGTTCGAAGCTGTTGCTGAGCTGGTTGATGGTACGAAAGTACACGTCGACGGCGAATTCGAAGTTGGTGAGCAATTACATGTAGTTGCTGAAGACGGAGAGTTTACTCCAGCTCCAGAAGGGCAACACACTACTACCGATGGTATGATGATCACAGTAGACGCTGCTGGCGTAATCACTGCTGTTGAATCTGCTGAAGAAGAGACTGAAGAAGTTTCAGTTGAAGTTGAAGCAGAAAAGAAAGAAGAAGAAATGGCAGAGGTTGAAGAAGAAGTAAAGGTTGAAGCCGAAGAGAAAGAAGAGATTGAAGTAAAACTTGAAGACGAAGTAGTCGAGAAAGTTGTTGCTGCACTCAAGCCTTTCATGGACGACCTAAAAGAGACTAAAGAAGAACTAGAAGCACTAAAAGCTAGTTTCTCTAAGTTTTCTGACGAACCAGCTGCAAAGCCAGTAAGAAACAATTTCCAGAAAGAAGCTGAACAAAAGGTTTCACTTCAAGAGAAAAGAATGGAAGCACTAGTTGCTATCCGTAGAAAAAACCTAAACTAAACACTAAACTAAACTAAAAAATAAAAACTAATAATTATGGCATTCGATTTGACAGGTTTATCAACCTATACTGACGAACTGAGCTTTGATCTAATTTCAAAGGCAGTCCTAACAACTGAGTTGATGGAGAACATCAACGTACGTACTGGCCTTTCTGCTGGTACTGTAGCAATCAACTTGATGGAGGGTGACTTGAACGTTTCTGATCGTTCTTGTGGTTTCACTCCTTCAGGTGACATTGACTTTACACAAGTAGACATTACAATCGTAGACAAGCAGATCAAAATGACTGCATGTCCTACAGACTTGAGAGAGTATTATCTTTCACAAAGAATGAGCCCTTCAGCGGTAGCTGGTGGCGAAGAGGTTCCTTTTGAAGAAGTAATCGCTGACTACTACATCAAGAGAATCAAAAACTACAACGAAGGTTTCCTAATCAACGGTGACGGTGTTGTAGACGGTATCAAAGCTCAGATTACTGTAGGTAATGGAGCTAACCTTCAAGGTGGTACTCCAGCTGCATGGACTCCTTCAACTGCAGTTGAGCAAGCACTAGATCTTTATGATGCAATTGGTGATGCGGTTATCGATAGAGATGACTTGATCATGGTTATGTCTCCAGCTAATTACAGAACTCTGACAAGAGGTCTTGTGGCTGCTAACTTGTTCCACTATCAAGCAGTAGAGGGTAATGAAGCTCTCTTCTTGCCAGGTACTAACGTGAAACTTGTAAAATCTTCAGGGCTAGTTGGTTCTGACTACGTATGTGCAGGTCCTGCAGAATTTATCGTAGCTGGTACTGGTCTAACTGACGATATGAGTTCATTCGCTATGATGTATGATCCTTACGAAGACATCGTAAAAATACGTGCATATTGGAGATTGGGTGTTGCAGTACACCAAATAGATCAATTTGCTACTAACGGATTAGCATAAGAATTCCACTAAAGAGAGAGGGGAGCCTAGTGCTCCCCTATTACTAAACAATCAAAAAAAACAACTATAATTATGGCATGTGATATTACAGCAGGTTGGACTATCGATTGTAAAGACAGTCAAGGTGGAATCGTAAAGATCTTCATCGCAAATGGACCGGTTGACGGCTTCACTGAAAGTAACGGCGAACTAACTGCAGTTACAGTGGGTGGTACACCTTTGGCTCCAGGTGACTTCTTTGAGTTCGAAGTACCTAAACAAACCTCAAGCTTGACTGAAACAGTCAATGCATCAACAGAGAACGGTACAGTTTTCTATCAGCAAGACCTAGTTCTTGTATTCAATAAATTAGAAGCAGCTAAAAGAGATCAAATTGCTCTTATGGCTCAGAATGAAAATATGTTTGTTGTCGCTAAAGACGGTAATGACAAATATTGGTCTATTGGCCTTGAAAGAGGTGCGTCTCTAACGGCAGGTTCACTAACAAGTGGTACTGCTTATGGCGATAGAAACGGTGGTGAATTGACTCTAACAGGTCTTGAAGCTAACCCTATGTATGAAGTGGATTCTGCTATTGTAGAAGCATAATAAATAATAAAAAAAATTAGAATTATGAGTAGAAAACAATGGTTAGGTGTTTTGAGACACGTTCTTACAGGATTTGGTGGCTATTTTGTAGCTAAAGGCTGGGTAGACGAAAGTATTATACAAGAGTTTATCGGAGCCTTTATTACTGTAATTGGTACAGTTTGGTCGATTCGTGAAAAGAATACAGATCCTAAGATAGATCCTAAGAAGAATTAGTATATTATAATACTAGTAGCGTTGCATGAGAGAAGAGAGGACATAGTCCCTCTTCTCTTTTTTTTTGTTTACAATTTATTAGCAATTTATATTTACTGATAAAGAGGCAAACTAGATGACATATACATTTAGAGATAGTATACTGAGTAGCCAAGATACTTTGGTTTTCAATGTGGCAAATGGACCGAATTCAGCTCGATTATATCTTTGGTCAGAAGCAGCTAATCTTTGGCTAGACGTGGCCACAACTACTCAACCTTTCTTTACTGAAACAGGCGAACCTTTCTACTTGACTGCAATTGAGCAGACAGATAGATATACAGAGTATGATATAGACTGGGCCGCATCTGGCATTACAGATGAAACATGGCCAATCTTTACTGAAGCTTTAGAAGGTATTTACATTTATGAATTGAGAAGCGGTGAAACAATTTGGGACACTGCAATTTTCAAAATAAAGAATGAAGAGCCTAGTCAGAATCCTGCCAAAAAAAGAGTCTATACTTCTCAAAACGAAACTCGCAAGGGTTATGTATATGTTCAAAACAATTCAATCTAATATATGAGAAATTTACCTGAAAATATGTATGCTGTGAAAGGTAATCAATTTGCAGCTTTAGAGTTGCCTAAAATAAAAGAACTCAATAACAAAGAGTGGATTTACTTTGGCAAAAAGAATCTATATCCAGCAAAGCTTGTAGACCTTTATAATTCATCTGCAATGCACAGAACTGCAATTGACGCTAAAGTTGCAGCAATTACTGGTGAAGGTATAAAAGTCTATGGTAGTACTCTAGTCAACTCAAAAGGTGAAACACTTGATCAAGTCTTTGATAAATGTGCAGATGATCATCAAATCTTTGGTGCATATGCACTCAATGTAATCTGGAATCGTGGTGGTGATAGAATAGCTGAAATTTATCACGTACCTGTAAATAAAATACGTAGTGGTAAATTAGATGAAGAAGATAATATCAATGAGTACTACTATTCATCAGACTGGTCCAATACTAGAAAGTACAAGCCAGTTACATACAGAGCATTTGATATGAATGATAATAGAGGCGATAATGCTAGTCAGATCCTCTATATCAAAGGCTACAATCCAGAAACAGACTACTATGGTTTACCTAGCTATGTGGCTGCTCTCAATGATATTGAATTGGATTCTCGTATTTCACGTTTCCACAATGCAAACATTTCAAATGGTCTTGCACCTAGTCTAGCCATCAACTTTAGAAATGGTATACCAACTGATGATGAGAAACAGATGATCTATCGTGAGATCGAAGATACATTCTCAGGTGAGAACAACGCAGGTCGTTTCTTCTTACTCTTTTCAGAACCAGGTAAAGAGGCTGAGATTACGCCTATCGAGAGTGCAAATGATGATTACTATACAACACTAGAAGAACGCGTCACCAGTCGCATCCTGACAGCTCACAGAATAACCAGTCCACTACTTTTAGGTATTCGTGATGGTTCTGGTCTAGGCAGCAATAAAGATGAGATCTTGACTGCCTATTCACATTTCTTCAGTACAGTGTGTGAGCCTATTCAAAAGAAATTAGTCAAGCAGTTTCAGACAATAACTACACTAATGGGTTATGAAATGGAGCTTGAAATTGAACAAGCAACAATCGACTTTGATATGACTATTGATGGTACAGTTGATAGCCAAGAAACTAAAGAAGAAATAAACACAGAAGAGTAATGAGTTATCAAGTAATACTAATTAGCGAAGAGAAACTAAAAGCTTTTACAGCAATCAATGACAATGTTAGAGTTGAAGACATTCAGCCACAGGTAATCATTGCACAAGACTTATATTTACAGCCTCAACTGGGTACTAAGTTCTTTACAAGTCTAAAGGATGCAGTCTACAATAGTACACTAAGTGCTGATGAGATTACTCTACTTGAAGAATACATTGCACCTACATTGCTGCATAGAGCACTAGTCTTAGCCCTGCCCTTTATCAAGTACAGAATTGTGGATAAAGGTGTCTTGAGTGGTACATCTGAAACAGCCACACAAACCACTCTGGACGAGCTTCAATACTTGATTAGTAAAGTAGAAGCAACAGCAGAGTTCTATGCTCAGAGGCTACGTGAGTTCTTACTGGACAATCCTGGTATGTTTACTGACTATGAAAACCCTGGTACGGATGGAATGTACCCAACAAGACGTCCGGCTTATACTTCAACACTAGTTATACCTGCTCGTAAAGGTAGTGGTACTTATAAATATTATGATGGTTATGAAGGATACGACAACTGTTTCTGTGAAAGCGGTCTTACCGAAAGCAACTAAAGCCACTTTCAGCAATATTAGAAAACTAAAAAAATACTTGCAAAAGAAGAAATGAAACTCTATCTAAAAGAATACGTATATCATTTGCAAGAGGTAATCGAATCACACTGGATAAAACTTATGTCAGTACTTGTAGTGCTCTTTGCACCTATTCAAGGCATTATGATCACTATAGGTCTTGCTATATTAGCTGACACTGTAGTTGGTATATGGAAAAGCCGAAAACTAAATCAGCAAATCTCAAGCCGTAGACTGAGCAGAGTTATCTCTAAAATGCTAATCTATCAAATAACAATTATCTTGTTCTTTATGATAGACAAGTTTATTCTACATGATATAACTGCAAATATTTTTACAATTGAATGGTTACTCACCAAAGTAATTGCTTTGACTCTAGTTTCGATTGAAGTCTTTTCAATTGATGAGAATATAAGACAGGTTAGAGGCAGTGGACTAACGGAAGCATTCAAAAGACTAATTAGAAAGAGTAAAGAGATCAAGAGTGATATAGATGACTTTGACATCAATAAATTTTAGTCAATTTACATAACAAATATATTTAGCTATAGATTATGAGTTACGCAGTAGCACAACAAGAATACGTTAGAAAAGCCAGTTTTGATGCTGTGACTTATCCAACTGGTGGTAGTTGGCTCTCTGCCTATGCAATCCATCTAGGTGCAACAGAACCTAATGGTACATGGGTACAGACAATTTGCAATCAATTAGGAGTCACCCAACCGCTCAACGGCAGTTGGGTTCAAGCTCTAGCTAATTACTATGGCATCACTACATACGAGCCATACGGTAATTGGTGGATAGCTCTGGCTGAGCATACGTTTAAATTGGTCTTGATCCTTATAATCCTATAATAAAAACATAAAATAATTATATAAAATAATATGGCAACACTAACCGGAAATGCAATCAACACTAGCTATCAGGGTCTGATCAAGACTGATGATAATGCTGCTATTGGTGCAACAGAAAAACAAATAACTGATGGTGTAGGTAATACAATACCTATGTCGATGGGCACAAGCGGTGTCTCATTTACAGGAGATGCAGACTTTACTGGAGCAAATGTAACTGGACTACCAGATAATGATACTACATACACTATAAGTGCCACAGGTGGTAGTAGTGGTACTAGTGGAATCAATCTAACAGGTTCAGATGCATCAACTTCTGGTGTAAATCTAGTTCAAGGTACAAATATTAGTCTAGTACAGAGTGGAAGTGATATTACTATTACTGCTGCTGGCGGTGGAGCTGCTGGTCTAGTCAATGGTACTGGGGCTGATTCTTTACAGAGTGATTCAAGTCTAACGACTAATCCTGCAAATGCTAATGGTGATAAGTCAATTGCAATTGGTGATGGAGTGACTAGCAATTTGGCATGTAGTATTTCTATTGGTAATAATATTACAAGTATCAATCGTTCTGTTGCAATAGGTAGTAATCTCACTACAGGTAATGGTGGAGCTGTTATTATATCTGCTAATACTGCTAGTGAAAATAATTCAGGAAGAGGTATTGTAATTGGTAATTCTGCTACTATTACAGGTTGGGCAGAATTGATCGCTATTGGATGTGGAGCATGTATGACAGGCGGTGACTATGGAGGCGTTGCTATTGGATGTGAAGCAAAAAGTTTTGTTGGAGATGGTGTAGCAATTGGTAAAGGAGCTCAGGTACGTAGAGGTTACGCTAAAGGAGGCGTTGCTATTTCAAGAGGGGCATGCTCTGATGCAAATGGAGGTATTTCAATTGGTAAATCTGCATGTGTTGCTATTACTGCAACCTGTGGTATATCTATAGGTTTTGATTCTTCAACAACAGGAGTAAATGGAGTGGCACTTGGGTATAATGTTGCTGCAACTAGAGCAGATACCGTAACTAGTTGCCAATTTGAAGCATGTGTCGCAGGTCAAGGTATTGTTGTAACCTCACCTGATGGACTAACAACTTTAGGAATTGGAATAGATAACTCAGGTAATGTAGTAACTTACACACCGTAATAACATAAACTAAAATAAAAAATATAAAATTATGGCTTTACAAATTACAGGTTCTTTTGAATTAGAAAGTGGTATTCAATTGAACGAACTTTATGCAAGAGTAGATGCAAATCTATCAGTAGATGGAAATACAGTATTTGCTTACCCACAACTTTGGGCAAGCAAATCAGCATTTGATAATAATCAAAAATATGTTGATGTAGAAATTCCAGGAACATTTTCATATCCTTATAATAGAGAAACTGATGGTGTTGATCTTTTAGATTTTGCTAATAAAAAAGCAAAAGAAGAATTCGAAGCTCTAGGTTATTCAGTTACTATTGTAGACCTATAAACCTAACTTCAATTGCGGAAGAGAGAGGGGCCCTAAGTGGCCCCTTTTTTTGTCTAGATATATAACTAAAAATACATACAATTATGAAATTACTTTTAGGCATTGAAGGCGGAATAGGTAAAAACATCGCTGCCACTGGAGCAGCAGCTATAGCTTCTAAAGATCGCACCGTTGATATTATCACAGCACACCCCTCAATTTGGCAAGGTAATCCAAATATCAATAAAGTCTATGACTGGAACCGTATAGAGTATATGAATGAGTTTGTCAAGGAGTATGATGATATTATCTTTGGAGATCCATACAAACACACCACGTTCCTTCTGGGCAACTCTAATCTAACTGCTACATATAACTACATGTTGAATGAGATATATGAACCAGTGGCTCCCCAGGTATGGCTGAATAAGGCTGAGAAGCTCTATGTGGAGTCTATACTCAAAAATATAGAGAAACCTATCATGGTAGTACAAACAAATGGTGGTCTCAACGAAGGCTATGCTTGGAACCGTGACTTCCCACTTGAAGAGGCAGTTGAGGTACTCAACCAATTCCAAGATGAGTATGAGATTATTCACCTGAGAATGAATGGTCAGCTAGAGATTGGAGGCATCAAACACACTGCTGACTTGAATATCAGACAATGCATACAAGTGCTTCAGATGAGTTCTAAGCGACTCTTGATCGACAGTGTGTATCAACATGC